TTCCACCACAGGACGGCCGGCACCGCGAGGACCATCCAGGTAGCGGCGAGCGTGGCCTGGGTCCGGCTCAGTCCCTTGGCGGTGAGGTGCACGCGCGCAGTAGATCACAGGAAGCGCACCCGGGGCCTGGGCTGCACGTCCACTTCCATGACCGCATAGCGCAGGGTGTCCGAGCCGTCGTCCATCTCCTTACGCGGCTCATCCTTGCCCTTGTCGTTCCAGACGTAGGTAGGGATCTCCTCCGGCGTGGAGGCGGGCCGCTTGGCATCGACCAGCTCGGGATCGCGGCCGCCGACCACCGCGTCGCGGAACATCTTCACGCGCGGGCGGCCGCGGCCATCCAGCCGGAAGCGCGCGGCGGTGGCCTGGATACCGTCCTTGACGTTCTTGGACGCCGGGCGGGTCGGCCAGCCGAGGTGGCGCTCGAGGGTGGCCCGGTCCTCGGCATCGTGGTCGCACAGGATGATCGAGGGGCGCTTGGCATCCCAGCCCGTCACCTCAGGGCCTACGTACGGATGCGGCCGGCCGGTCAGCGGGTCGATCGGGCCCAGGCCGAGCACCGAGCGGATGACGCGGGCGTGATCCTCGACCAGGGTCTGGGTGCGGTAGGTCTCGCGGACGAGGATCATCTCGCCATCCGGGCCGATGGCCCAGTCCTGCCAGACGAACGGGTGCACGTAGCCGAAGTCGACCGACCAGATTCTCCGCCAATCGGCCGGCACTTCAAATCGGTCGACCAGATGTATAGCCGGATTGAAGTCCTCGTAGATGACGCCCTCGGCAGCTGCCCAGATGCCCTTGCGCAGGCGCAGGTACCGGACCCCGGTGAGCGCGTCGAGCTTGGCCATGTAGGCCGCACCCTCGGGCGTCATGCTGCCGTCATCGTTGAAGTAGCGCGGGTTGTCCTCATGCCGCGAAGTGATCATGCGGGTCTTGCCGGCATCACAGCGCAGCTTCAGCCAGTGCTGCGGCTGCTGGGGGTTGCAGTCGGCGATGATCTGCTGGAAGGACACCTTCCCGTTCCGGAGCCGGGTGGTGATCATCTCCCAGTCGTCGATGGTGAGCTCGGTCGACTCCTGCGCGAAGACCACGTCCCGTTCCGTTGACATGATCTTGAGCGGGTTGTCCATCCCGCCGAGCGCGATCACGCTGCCGTTGGAGTAGCGGTACTGCGCCGGCTCCCGGGTCGAGCCACCGAAGAACTTCACCGTGCCGTCCAGCAGCGCCTGGGTAGCCACGTCCCGCTCGTAGGTGGCCACCGCACTGGCCGTGAGGCTGACCGCGGTCTTGCGCACCATCAGGCCTGCCATGCCCGGATTGAGCAGCGCCATGTAGTGCAGCTTCTCCAGAGCAGCCCGGCTCTTGCCGGTGCCGGCGGCGCCCGCGATCAGGATCTCAGGATCCCGCGCGCGCAGGAGCTCGATGGCCGCACCTCGAGGGCGGTAGTGGTGGACGAGCTCGGTGGTCACGTCAGATCAGACTCGCTGAAGCCCTCGATCTTGTACGTGGTCGTGGTCTGCATGTCGCCCTGGATCTGCAGGCGCGTCGGGAGCTGGCCCATCTCCTCGGCCGCCTGCTTCAGCACCAGCGCGGCCGCGCGCACATCGATCTCGTTCACGATCGCGTCTTCCAGTTCGCCATGCTCGTTCATCACGGTCTCGTGAACGATCTTGCCCGACGGGCTGATCTTCGGCTGAGGCGTGATCGCGATCGCGTGCAGCTCCTCGTACGCGGCCAGGCGCGCCGCCTTCTGCGCGATGAGGATGCCGGCGAACTCATTATCGGCGTCGGCCCGGACCGCGGCGATGGCCTCGGCGTGCTTGTGCTTGAACTGGGTGATCGCGCCCTCGGTCACGTCGTACTTGCGGGCCAATTCCGACTGACGGATGTCGGATAGCGCAAGTTCCCTGATCAGGCCGTGTGTCTTCAGGCCACCGAGCTTGCCGCGGTTGGCGTACTGCGGAGCGACCATCACCGCTCCTGATCTTTAGCGGACTCTTTATCCACAACCGGTGGATAAACGTGGTGGATAAACGTGTCAATCAGGGCGGCAAGGACAAACGCACCGATGACAAGAATGACCAGGTAGCCGACCACACTCATGCCGGACCACCGTAAGGAAGCTGATCGCCTGCCAGGCGCGCGGGCTGTTCGGGGTGGATCCTGTTGTGCTCATCGATCCCGCGCTGCAGGGATTCCCTGGCCAGGCGCTGGACCGGAGAGTTATCCACATCCTGTGGAGAACCATGTGCACTGACCAGATGGGCTATGACGAGATCCACGATCTCGCCCAGCGAGGGCCCGAAACCGGAAATCTTGTCACCACAGACCGGGCAATCGATGCCCGAATCCTCAGCATGAGAGGCCCAGATCTCGGCATCGCGCCACGTCTTCATCCGCCCGCACCTTCCGCAACGCCGGCCTCTACCTCATCAGCCCGAGCACGCAGCCAGCGCGCGAGTTCGTAGGCAACAAGGACCGGATTCTCGTCAACGAACATCTCAGCTTCAGTGATGGCGTCATCCTGGCCGTCCATGACGGCGTGTAGAGACACATGCAGCCTCGTCATCCGCCCAGCCCTCCATGCGCCGCGTACCCGGTCAAGAACAACAGCGCCACGATAGCCAGCACCGCCAGGAAGCGCCCGAACTTGGCCCGGCGCCCGTACTTCTCGGCCCGTAGCCGGCCGTACTCCTGGGCACCGGCGATGTGCGCCCGCTCGAAGAAGCCCATCAGTCCAGCACCCTCTCGAATACGGCCAGCGAGACCGACCGCTGCATGAACTGATCCGGCGACCAGTCCCAGAGTGAGGTCCAGGTGTCATCGGTGCGCACGGCCCGTGCCGAACGCTGACCTCTGACCATCCGGATCGCCCACTTCTCCTTCGGCTTCGTACTCGGCGTGCCATGGGTGGCGTGCGGCTCATGGCCCTTGGAGTAGGTGACAGCAACCGTCCAGCCCTTGAGCTCGGCCAGCCGAACCAGTCTGCTCACCGGGCCGGGCATACGATCCGGCACCGGATCGTCCGAGGTGACGGAAGGTTCCGGGAAGGTCTCCGCGATAACGGGATGCAGCGCGTCCCACTCCGAGCGCATCGGGAAGCAGACCAGGAACGGGTGATGCAGGGCTTCCCATTCCGAACGCGACGGGAAGCAGACCAGGAACGGGTCCGGAAGGCTGGTCTGCTCGGCAGGCAGAAGCGTGATGTGTTCGATCATTCGGGCCACACCACCAAATGAACCGGACAGCGCCGCTTCCATGAACGCCTGGAGCGAGTGGCACACGTACACCCATCAGGACGGGGCCATGGGGTTTTTGGTTCTGGTCGGATAACAATCACTTTGATCATGATGCGTCCTCGTACGCCACGCCCTGGATCCGGGCATCGCTCACGCCGCCGGCCAGTAGGGCAAGCACGCGCTGAGCCGGCGCGCCGGTCACGTAGTCGACCGCCCGCTGCAGGGCCCGACAGTGAGCCCGTGCAGAGCAGACCGCGAACGGCCTCGATCCGGTTGCCGAGCACGTGATTGTGGTCGATACCGAGCCGCCGCGTGCCAGTGCCCTTGGGGTCGTCCGGGTGCTTGCCGCGGGCGACCTGGCAGATGTAGCACCGGCCCAGCTGGGCCAGGTAGAGCGCCCGGTACTGGGCCGGTGTGACACCGTAATCGCGCAGGGCGGCGGCATAGAACACTCGCCAGCTACGGGCGAGTTCGAAGGGCATGCCCGGTGGCGGGGTCCAGAGTTTGGCGATCGCGATCATGCGGTCACCTCGATCGAGAGATGAACCGATACCGGTCCCGCCACTTGATCTCCGGGCGGGCCTACCGGATCGCAATTGGACGCGACATCGCTCACCCTACCCCGAATCGTCTTACCGTCCGGAAAAACGATCACGATTGGCTCACCGGATCTCACGGCTTCCGCCGCTCTGATAGCGGCCTTACGCGGCTTCACTGAGCGATCCGGTAGAACGTCCGGTTACGGGTCGAGGTGAAGAACACGCCCTTGGGCCGCTCCACCTGGACCTCCACCGTGTCCTGCTTACGCTCGAGGATGCCCTCGGCCGCCATCAGATGCAGGTGGGCGAGCACGGACGCGGGCTGGAGGCCGAACTTCTCGGCCGCGGCCCAGGCCATCGGGACGGCTTCCTTGAACTCGGTGTGGTCGAGCTGGTCCCAGACGTGCTGCCAGGCGCGCGCGACCTTGCCGCCCTTGGCGCCCGATCGGAACCGGGACGTGGAGGGCGCGATGCCGTTGGGACGCGTGGTCTGCATAGCTCTACTATGCCAGACAGGCGGGGCAGTCCGCAAGGTCGGGGTGATCGACCAGGCGGAAACGCAGGCCTGTGACCCCGCACAACGGGCTGAGATGCCCCTGGGGACTCCGCAGATGTACGAGGGCGG